GAGTACCTAAACGTAACTCTTGTTGCAGTAATGATTGTTCAGTAAATGCACCATTTGGAATAGGAAGTTCTACACGTCTTACTCCGCCAGGGTTATTGGTGCGGATAATTGCATCTCCACCAAATTGGATTTCTTGAACATCGTTAGGAACAACGATTGGTGATTGAACTGATTTCTCTGCTGCTTCCATCGCGAGTAATGCGAACCTGTTACGAAGCAGTTGGATACCTAGAACATCATCAAACTGTCCACGCATCTCTCCATCTACGGAGGGACGTCTAGCAACTATTACCATCATTTTACCAGTTGGATTAATAGCCTGAGATAAGATTAAATTATTGCGAGCAGGAATATAAATTAATGATTGGTCTTTATCGTAGTAACGAATGAACTCAATCAATGTATTTAAACTTTGGTCATAACCATTAGGTCCTAGAATCTGTTGTTCATATTCTGGGAACTGGGCTACTAACTCAGCAAGTGTTAATGAGTATCTCTTCACGAAGGCAATGCAACGTCCGTAGCGGTCAAATTCTGGGTAAGCCCCAACTGGACTTTCTACACGTATACGCGGCAGCCCCGCTTCTTCGTCTAATTCAATTATGAATGGGACGAAACCGAATGTGATGTAATGGTCTGCACCTGTGTACATCTGCACTTGTAAATTAGAATGAACAAAATAGTTAGCAGCAATGCGGGTTCTCTTATCAGCAAAAGAACGAGCACGGTCAGATACTTGATTTGCTGCAGAACAATTAACTGCTGGAAGTGGAGCCATTACCTCAGATAGGTCACGGGCAACAATGTCAATAAAGTTTGCTACTACGTTGGCTTCTACACCTGACGGAAAAAAGTTAGGATATACCTGAGCAATATTACCTTTACGGACAGCAAGAACATCCTGTGCTCTGCGGTCTCTTTCGGTAGAACGTTGCTTAAGAGATTCAACTCTTGCTGCAACTTGTCTAATATTTAACAATTATTTACCTACCCTTATTTGTATTGTTCAGGAAATGTTTTTCTTCTTAAGTCTGCAATAAATGCAGCAGATGCTCTTCCGCCATTAGCATCTAATTCTTTTTCTCTTTTTTGTTCAGCACCACGGATTTGATAAGTTTTTTGTTTAGGACTCATTGGTTTTTTCTTTGTTGCTTTTTTAACTGCTTTAACACCTTTAATAATTTTCTTAGGGTCAACCATTACCAGCCGCTTTCTCTAAGATAGTTTACAAATCTTCTTTTTTGGTCAGGTGTCATATTTTTCATTTTATCCGCAATATTTTTATTTCTTGCCTTAAGACCTTCTGCAGCACGTTTATCTGCTTCCCTGCGTTGGCCAAATTCAATTGCTTCTTTTCTAGCAATGTTATTTTTTTCTTGAGCCGTAAGTTCTTTAACACGCTCTATTACTTTTTCATCAAGTTGTTGACGTGGCTTTATATCCATACCATATTTAGTTTTACCAGCAGCCTCATCACGCATTGCTCTTTTAACTTGAACTCTTGCTTCTAAACGTTTTCTATCAGCAGGGTCCATCTTTTTAAGCATCCCTGCTAGTTTTTCTTTTCTTACTTGTTTTTCCAAACGTTTTGCTGCTACTTCTTCAACTTCAGAACGTTTAGCAATGCTCTTACCTCTAGTTAAAAAAACTTCTTTTTTGGCTGGCTTAGTTGCTTTAGGCTTTGGTGGGTTACCTAACCTCATACGCGCTTCATATGCAGATAGACGTTCACCACGTTTAATATCTTCAGGATTACGAGGACGACCCTGTTGTTTATTAATTGGAAATTTTTGTGTTAATCTATTTTTTTCTTCAGGACTAAGTCCAGTTCTTTTAGAAATTTTTCTATTTCTAACTATTGTTCTTTCAACTCGTTCAGCAGCAGTGCCTTGATTAGTTTTTGAAAAACCACGTATTTGTTCTATAGCAACTTTTCTGGCTTGACTGGTAGGAATCTTGGCTACTTTTTTCTTAGCCGCTTGTGCAGCACGGATTGCCTTAGCAATTTTGCTTGGGTCAATAGCCATTACTTACCCATGTTTCTATAAACTTTAGTTACAAACTTTTTACCTGCTTTACCAATACCACCAACAACTCGTCCTCCTGCTAATGTCCATGCCCAATCTGATTTACTGCTTGGGTCAAAAACATAGTCTTTAATAAACTTAACATTGCCAGATGGCTTTAACTTTTTAGTAGTACCAAGGTTTGCTTTACTAGAGGTAGCCATTATCTACCTCGTCTTTTTTTATTTAAATCTTCTGTAACTTCTTTTCTAAATGCAGCCTGTTTTGGACTTAGTTTTGCTGTTGCAACTCCTAAATCACCATACTTTTTCATTGCTCCTAAACTTCCACCACGAACACGGTTAGGACGCAGGGGGTCAGAATTCTTTATAAAGTTAGATTTATTTTGATAAAAATTACGGTCTGCACGGTCTTGCTTTGAACCAGTTTTATTAGTTGGTTTATTAGCAGCCTTAAGTCCACGTTTGTTTGCTCTAGACTCTGCATAAGTAGGGTTTACACTTTTGCTACCCTTGCCAGTGATTCCACCAACAACACGAGTTACTGCTTTAATAGCCTTCATAGGATTTGCCATTTACTTGCCCCGTCTCTTTACTGGTACTTTTTTCTCACCACTTGAAAATTGAAAAGGAGTTCGACCTTTATCTCTTATTTCTGAATTAAAAAATTTAGTATTTTGTGAAAAACCTGCTTTTTTTTCTTGTTTAACCATTTCTTTTACTTTTGATTTCATAAAACCACGACCTGCTCTGTTTGATGCACCAAGTTTTTTATTAGATGTTGCCTTTTTAAATACAGAATAACCACCTTGGCCTTGCATGCTATTTGCATTTCTTTTTGCAGTCTCACGTTTTTTAACAGACTTTGCCTTGCCAGTAGTAATACCTTTAGACATATCAAATTCTTTACGTGCTTTTTTTTCAATTGCTCTAACTACCTTGATTGGGTTAGCCATGTTATGTCCTTATCCGTAAGTGTCTTGCCATTGCTCTGCAAAGGCTTCGTCTAGATTGATTGAGTACTTCTTGCTATCTTGTGCTTTAGTTGACCAGCGATTAGAAGCGTAACGACTTATCCTGCTGTTCTGCTGCATGAGTTCCCTTGCCTTAAGCACGGTAAACCATAGAGCCATAACGCAGTCTGTCTTGCCCCTAGTATTAGGCTTCCAAGTTATTAACTGTTGGACTAATGCTTTAAGACCTTCTGAGTGGTCAGTAGATGCAATTTCAATAATATTATTATTCTGGAACTTGCCATCTCTTTCAGTGCCCATGAGCATTGACATACCAGCCACACCAAAATTTGAATCCCATTTGTTCTTGCTAGTAAAGTGAGACTCTAATCTGCATCCATAAGAAGCAAGCCAGTTGCGAAGGTCATCATCTAATGAGTACGCTTTCTGGTGTGCGTTAATTTCAACACGTAATTCTTGTGGTCTATACTTTAAAATTAATTCTTCTATACTTGTTTGAATTTTTTGAGGAGTAGGTTCTGACATGTTTACACAGTCAATAACATAAATCTTGCCATCTGCGCGATTATAAGTAACCACCACAAACGCGGCATTCCCGCCCATTGCGGGGTCGAACCCGATTATTGTATACCCCTCAATGTGCGAGGGATGTCCCACGGAACCCGCTTTCAGCGGTCCGCGTTTGCGTTGTCCATTGATGCAACCTTGAACAAGTAAGGGAGGAAATATAGAATCTTCTTGAACATCTTCTTGTTGGTACACCAACGCCCATGTTGATGGTGTGACTTCACTTCTTCTTTTAAATAGTGCTAAGCCGTCCCATTTTTGGAAGAGTCCTTCTTCGTCAGGAACCTCAGAATCCCCATCCCATGGAGCATCCGACTTAGGCCAGAGCGTTTCCCAGTCTTTCGGCTTTTCTGAATATTCCAAAACAGCAGGCATGCCCATATAAGTAAAAGGGCTTTTACCACCAGACCAGTGTTTCGTCTCGCGGAGTTCTTTGTAGAAGTCTTGTGGCGCAATTCGTGTCCCTACGATTAATAACTTACCGTTCTTACCCAAACGGGTAATAACTTCTTTTTGTAACCAGTTGATTTGCTTTTCCCATTCATGGGCGTTAGCCGTAGTGATACAGTCATCAAGAATGATGAGGTCAGCACGTGCTCCATAAATCTGTCCACCCATACCTAGTGCTTGTATGGTTGGGTCCTTCTCTGATGAATTTCGGGCATCGCCCCCAAGATAAACGGTATCAACTCGCCAAGTATCAGAGTCTTCTTTCCAACCACCTTCGGGGCCAAAAGTTGTTTGCAACTTTAACCAGCGTGGATGGGAGAGACGTTGCTTGATTGCGTACACGAACTCGCGTGCTTTGATTAGCGTTTTAGAAACCACAATGATGCGGATATTTGGATTGAGGGCAATGCGATATGTGGAGTAGTTTACGGTGATGACCGTACTCTTAGCGTGCTCAGGTGGCACATTGATTAAGAGACGAGAGGGGTCGCCAGGTTCATAAACCATACTAGGGTGAAGCCATGAAGGCTCGCGGTCTTCTAGTAAGTCAATCCAATCCAAGTGGTGAGGGAATACCCTCTGCTGTAGAAATATCTCAGAGAACCTAGGAAAGTCTATTTCTTCCTTAGGGATACCCAAAGAAGAGAGGGAGGCATCCTTTGCGGTTGCTTTGGCCTCAGTAAGGTCAGCGGCAAACTTCTTATCCCTCAGGCACCAGATTCTCACGGTGTCGGGCTTCTTGTTACATAGTTCCATAGCCTTATGGACAGAGTGTCCTTCGGACACCAAGGCTAGAACTTTAGCCTTTGCTGCTGCCATAGCCAGTGTTTTGGGGTTAGTACCCCCTTTGTCAAAACTCATAGTCCTGTCCCGTTTTCATTCAGTTACTGTCAGTTAGTAACAGGTAGTAGATACAGTCTGTAACGCAAGTTCTTAAAGAACTTGCTACTGTTAAAAATAAAACAGTCTCTATATAGTATAATCCGTTCAAACAGCCAAAACGAACGTTTTTGGCCAAAATATTTTTTTGGCCCTGCCCAAAACTATTACAAAATAGGACAAACTGGGACAGTAGCAGGGGAGATACATTGTACGGGAAAATCTTTTAGGTAGATACATATACATACTCAGCCAACTATTAATCAATCTGGGGTCAATACGCGTTGACCCTAGACCGTTACAGCCACCTATCATACAGTATAGAAGCGTGCTGGACGGAAGGCAGTCTTCGGCGCGGTCAATCACCTATCTGGCGCCTCAGTTAATGTTTAGTTTTTGTGTCAGCCATTCATTCCTTGTCAAGCGGAAAGGCTGCTTGACAATTCCCTTCTGGCAGATGTGTCTGGTTTTTGTAATCAGAATGTATCTGGTTACCGCATGGGATTTTCCCCTGCGCTTAGTGCTAGGGGAAAAGTCCCCTAGTGAAAAGGAGATAGTAACATGAATAACTTCTCATTTGAGAATGCCCGTGTTAACAAGGTCTGGGATAACAAGAACCGTTTTAATCTTGGTATCCTTGACAGCAGAGCAGTTGCTCAACCAGACGGTTCTTACCAATCCGTCTTCGTTGCTTCCCGCATCGTGACTACTGCTAACCCTGACCACCTTGAGTTCATCCGCAAAAATCTTGTGGATACTACTGACGCAGTGGTCAATATCAAAGGTTACATGGAAACCAAGGCTGGCAAAAAGCCTGGCACTTGGTATGACAACCTAGTAATCACCGATATCGTTCTGGCCTAACAACCCAGCCGATGACATCATTTGCCTTGTCATCATCTACGTATTCCTTCTCTTGCTCCCATGAGAATCCAGCCACTCAGTTGGATTCTCGTGAGGAGTATTGCGTAGAATGTAACTTACTTCAAGAAGGTTCTAGTGTGGAATCCGCACTAAACTTTCAAGAGATTAATAGGAGTGAGCAGGAGTCAGAACCTGCTCAATCTTCGGATATACCAAACGACAAAGGCTTCGGCCATCAATGGACTAACCGTGATGGAGAATGCCTCGATGGTGTATACGATATAACCAATCGTCTTCCTAGTTGGTTATTCCTAGGCAAACATGTCTTCCCTATGTTTGAACCAGATGAGATGACTGCTTATCTGGCTCTTCCATCATGGGCTACGATTTGTAGCACATGCCATTATCAAATCAATAAATATATGGGTTGCTTAGAACATTAAGCAACAGGCAAGGTGGGGTTATTGCCTCACCTTGCTGCCAAAAATTTTTTTATTTTGCGGAACCGCAAAGTAGATGCATTGGAGCACTACGAGTCGAACAGGAGATAGCATGGCAAACAATAATAGAAAGAACGGCAAGGCTTACAAGAAAAAGCCTAAGGTTCAAAAGAAAACAGGCAAAACCATTGACGGATATAGTCCAAGCAAGTTGGCTATCCGCGCCAAGAAAAGAGGAATGTAATGTGCACAACAACAGTATGTGAAAGATGTAACCAAGAATTGTATAATATTATACAACAGGTTGCACACATAACAGATTGTCCAGAAGGTTCCATTAATAAAATGTTAAAGGAGAACTCAATATGTATCTAGATACAAGCACCATCATAGGTATAACTATAGCCCTGGCCTCAAGCATCTTGACTATCGGCTATTGCGTATATATTATTACAACACAGAACCAAATCATTCAGCGCATGAGTGACGCGGCCTCAACCAGACGCAAGATGCAAAGGTAAATAGCAATGAAAACGCAAACAACAAATGAATACTTAAAAGAACTAGCACAATTTTTAACTAGTGATGCATGGAGTGAAGAAAGAATAATGGAACTACTAAGCAATGTATATCTCATGGGATATGCTGAAGGAGTAGATAAAAAATGAGAACCAGAGAAGAACTGATGAAAATCAAAGAAGCATTTGCCTTTGCAATGCTTGACCTATTAGATGTATACGATGAACTGCTAGCCACAGGTAGAGTATGGGTAGTAGATGAGCCAACAGTTAATGATGTTACCAAGAATGAGGAGGAATCTAATGCTTGAGGAAGACACACCACAATGGCAACATACAGTGTGGATTATGGCCAAAGTCAGATGCCGAACTACACATATAGATGTAGATAGAGCAGGCGATGATGCCCTTGAAGACCCATCCGAATGGCATGTGTTAGAGTTTGATACGGGTATCAAGCATAGCCAAGAGATTATCAGGGTGAGATGATTGAACAACTCATTGAAAGTTCATACCTCACAACGACACAGTCCTGGACATTTTTATTACTCTTTGGATATATCACATGGAGGATTATTAGATGAAGAGATTGTTAGCAGGGTATTTAAGTTGGCTACTAGCGTTCTTATCAATACCATTCTTTCCCAGTCCAGCATACGCAGCAGCGGTGGCAACACAATTACAAGCCAACTGCATAGACACATCTATCTGGACACCACGCATGGCGAAGGCATACGCCAGAGCCTTGATGAAATGGGAATACCCACATTGGAACAAGTCTGAATACACAGCACTAACAAAACTTTGGGGCAAAGAATCAGCATGGAATCATCAAGCAGTTAATGATGAGTCTACTGCTGGTGGTATCCCACAAATTTTAGGGCTTGACCCTAAGACACCAGCCCCGCTTCAGATTGAGCGGGGGCTGGCGTATATAAAGCACCGCTACGAAAAACCATCAGTTGCTTGGGCCCATTGGCGAAGCAAAGGGTGGTATTAAATTTCTACGAAAGATGCAGGCCTAGCCAGCGTAATCGTAGATTCGCAATGAGTTACTAATGTTTGTGCGTTTTCATAGTCGCCTCTTTTCCATTAGTAATTCTATTGTAGATGGGTGGTCCCGCCATCTGCGAACACGGGACACAACAACTAACAAAGGAGATACAAATGGCAAGAGGAAATGGCAGGACAATCAACGTAAAGTTACCAACAGCAAAGGTAATCACTGCGTTACAGCAAGCACTAGCCAAGTTAGAACTTGACTACACATCACAAGACCAAGCCGAAGCAGAGCATCAAAAGGCTACAGAAAAATGGAAGATAGATATTCAGAAGTGGGCTTTAGATAATTTTTCTAAAGCAGAAAACATCAGAACTAACTATCGTCAATGGACTAACAATCTTAATGTTGACTTTGATATCGCAACAAAAGAAGGTAACTTTCCTATTGAACCAGAGCGTAACTTTGAGACAATGAATGTTCATAGTTATCGTGAAATGAAAGAGGAGATAGGCAATGCTATCCGTATCCTTCAACTTACTGATGAGGAAACAGTATCAACATCTACATACAATTCAATAGCAAAATATCTATAGCAGGTCGGGCGTCTGCCAATAGGGGCAGAACGCCCTCAAGCAAAGGAGATAACATGGTAAAAATAGACTATGACTTACTGCGTGAGCAAGTTAAGTCCGAGTTGATTGACCAAGAAGGTAGATACAATCCCAATGACCGCGATACTAATGTTCGTATTGTTGAGAACATTCGTGTAGCAATCAACGAGTTGGCAGATGGAACTATACCATCAGCCCAACATATAGCAGAGGTAGCGATTGCTACCAATGAGAACCTACAAATCCGTGATTTCATCATGGGTGTACAGCAAGAAATAAATATAGATTATGTAGGTGAATACATATCATTACTTGGTAATGTTATTGTTAAAGATAAAGCAATCCCATTAGCCACAGTATTTTGTGGATATTTATATCAAGTTGAAGAGATAGAGGAAGCCAAGACTATGTTGCTTCAAGTACTAACTCTTAACCCAGAGTATCCACTAGCAAAACTATTGAGCAGAGTATTTGATGCACAATGGGAGCCTAGTGAGTTAGGTAAAATGGCACAAACATTACATCCAAAAGTAGTTGATACTATCTATGCAATAGATGTTGAAGAAGTAAACAATGACAACTGAAACTCTTATACACGGAGCCGTGCGTAAAAGCGCATGGCATAAAGCAGGCGTAGCAGTAGAGGCTACATCAGCCAGTGAGGTAGCCAGTCAAGCAGGATTAGACTGGACAGTTTCATTGCATGATATTGAAGCCAACTACACAATCCCAGGTGATTATCCTTTAACAGTTAATCGCATACCAATTGACAACAAAAAAGCAGTTATTAAAACAACACCATTTGGTGAGACATCAGCCATTGGTGTAGTAGGTAATCGCTACAAAGTATTTCAAAATGCAGAAATCTTTGGTGCATTAGATAACTTAATTGATTCTAGTGGACTTAGATACGCAGCCGCAGGTGAGTATGATGGTGGTGCAAAGGTATGGATGTTAATGGAAACTCCAATGGAGATGACCATTGCAGATGACCCGCACTCAGCATTCTTACTAGCCAGGACTAGCCATGATGGTAGTAGTTCAGTCATTATTAAACCAGTGATTGAGCGTTTGTTTTGTATGAATCAAATCAATAAGATATACAAGAACAAAAACAAGTATACTTATACATTGAGCCATACAACTAATGCAACGCTATCAGTATCAGAGATTGCTAACATCATACAATTAACATATGATATGGCTAATGATTACACTGCACTAGCAGATACATTACTTGATAGAAAAGCAAGTCATGAACATGCTAAGAATTATTTCAAGCGTGTGTTCCCACTACCTACTAAGATAGAGGAAGCACCGTATCACCTGCTATCAATAGGCGAAAAGAAACAATTCAATAATGCAATCAATGCTAGAACTAAATCGTTTGACATCTATGCTACCTCCCCTACACAGGAAAACATACGAGACACAGAGTTTGGTATGTGGCATGCAGTCGTAGAATGGGCTGACTACAACGCTAAAGGTAAGAACTTAGCAGTTAGCACAATGGCTGGTCGTAATGATGGTGTTAAGACTAGAGCATTAGAACTACTTGGTGTTTAATGGAACACATAACACAACACAAATGCCCTTGTTTATCTTGTCGTCAAGATAGAGTAAGGGCATGGGTAGGTAAGTTACTTGATGCTGGTATCCCCGCTGATAATATTATGATGGAGATTAACCAGTATGGTGGCAAAGTAATTATCTATTCAGGTAATGAAGATAGAAATTGCCATCATTTACACAAAGAAAAATGGTGCTATCAATTTAATGATAGGTCATTTGATTTTGCAATGACATGGTGGTATGCTCACGGAGCAAGACAACTACAAAAGGAGATGGCA